TCCTGTACTATAATCTACTGTTATTTCAAATTTCTTCATAAAATCTCTTTCGGTTCTCACATAATAAACATGGCTCTGTGGGTTTCTATAAACCAAAAAGTAAAACCATCTTCTAAACAATTTAAGACCTATGGAAAATTCAAGAATATAAGTCTTTCCAGTTTTTAAATGCAAAAATGGTTGTTTTTCTAAATTAATCACAGTTTTCTCCCTTCCATAATCCCATCCTCATATTTCAACTTCGCATCTTTCACAAACTTTCTTATGTCGGACTTCATTTTCTTTCTTGAAGTTGTTCTGATTTTTGAAAGCAAGATCATTTCTTCTTTAAGTCTTAAATCCATTGGTAAAATTCTTTTTCTTGTTTCTTTATTCATAAAAATGCCCTCACAAATTGATAAACGTAATACCAAAACCATGTGCAGATAATCGCACACAGTCCGAATGCTCTTGCACCGTTCAAAATAACCACCTAAACAATCTTTTATACCAAGGTGTATAAGTGTTAATAATTAAAGAAGACTCGTTATTGTCGATGTATTCACCTTCAATGATTGACTGAGCGATGTTATCGATTGCATACGGAGAAGTTCGACTCTTTCCATTTGGCGAATTTGATCCATGACCAAAACTCAACGGAGTCAATCCATCAACATAATGAACATATTCGTGAATTATTGATGCCACCAAAGAGCCAATTGAGCGATTCAACTTAGCAGTATTTATGTTTATTCTCGTTGGTCTGTTTGGTTCGTAATATCCATAAGCTCTCGACCATTTTTTAAAGTAAGAATGAACTTGCATGATCGATTCTTTATGAGCTACTTTCATTAATTCAATGATTTTTTCTGTCTTTGCGTCTGACATATCAAATTCACCAAAAGCTAGAATTTCTTCGTAAAAACCTTTGTTATTCAATAGGTCGTTAGCTAGCCAGATAGCTTCATTTATCTTTGTGTTTTTTGTTTTACTTATAATCATTTTCGTATTTCCTTTAATATATAGCTGCGTGACCGCAACCCATCCATGATCCATCTTCTTTTTCGCCGTAGTGGTTTTTTTCTAATACCTTGTGACCTGTCGTAAGTTTTTCAGCATAAACAAAATCAACATCGTCAAATATAAAATCGTGCCTTGGACTTTCTCCAATTTGCTTTATTTCAAAGTTAACTTTTAGTTCTTTAAAACTGACAACGCCGCTTTTGTTTCCATCGCTCATCTGAACTCTTGCGTCTTTTGCATAAGAGGTATGTCGTGAGCTTTCTTTTACTGGAAAGTTTAAAAAGTACTCCCCATTCTTTCCGACTAACCCGAGAGTCGTCCTCATGTTGCCATATTCAAGGCGTATCTTTTCACGTGTACTAATCCTTATCTTTCTCATTTTCCCCTCTCAAATTAATTGCCTAGCCCTTAAAAGAGGTGACTAGGCGTATAAACACATAATTAGTTATGCCCCTCTGTGGCGGTTAAATTTAAGCCCTTTCTTTAATCTTAAAACTACACTCTTTGACTAACTTGCCTCTTGTGTAGATATAATCTTTCGTTTCAAATCTAGTAGAACTGTCTTTTTCAGCTTGCTCTTTAACTTTTAAATTTACGGTTTTTATTTTCAATTTTTCTCCTAGTATATTGCTGAGTGACAACCACTCATCCAAGCACCATCTTCTTTCTCTCCAAAGGGATGACTGTTTAAAACTTTATGCCCTGTGGATAACTTCTCAACAAATAAGTTATCCACAACGTCATGATAGAAAAAAGTCATATTATGCTTTGCGCTGCCAATTCTATCTTCAAGATGAAATGAGATTGGACCACTTTCAAAGTTTACAACTCCACTTAACCCATCTACTGAGACTTCTGAGATTGCTCTCTTTGCATAGCAAGCACTTCTCTTTATCTCATTCTTAGGGTTTCTTAAAAAAAGCTTACCGCCAATTTTATCAACCATGAGAACGGTTTCATATTCACCCAATTCGATTTTTATATTATCCCTGTATTTTATTTTAAACTTTCTCATTAAAGCTCTCCTATTTTTACTAAAATGTGACTAGGAACATGCCAAGAGTTGTAGCCATCGTGTACAAAGTTTCTAGGCTTAGAGTGTTTCAATTCCCAGTCACAAAAAAAAGTATCTTCGCACCTTTCCATTTGATTAATAATTATACCTATACAACCAGCACCAACATAGTTAGCAAGGTTTTTCTTTGTATAAACTATGTCTCCACGCTTAAAATTATTCATTCCAAAACCTTTTTTAAAGTTACTATTTGTTTTTCTAGGGGTGTTAAAATATACATTAAAGTTTTAATATTAATACAAAAATTGTTAAGCTTATCGATCATATTTATCTATCAGAAATTTAATTTTAATAAATAAACTCTATAAAATTAAATTTGTTTATAAAAATTACAATCATCCTATGTGCCCTATTTGCCATTTTACAAGCTAACCTAAAAACACACACACCATACACAGTAAACCAATCCTACTTAACAAAGAATTACTCACAGAGCATACTGGCATCGACTCCCAAGCTAAGAATTAAACTTTCATACTTATCCATTGCGATATTTTTATATTTCTTAGGAATAACGCTGAGTCCTAAATTGTTTTTTGTTAAATATCCAAGGTAAGGCAGCAGCCACTTGCTGTTTATTCCAAGCTCAGTTTTTCTTCTGAGTAAATAATTATAAAGCAAAAACCTATTTTTATTTTCCCTAGACAGGCATGAAAAAGAATTTACTTCAACCATGCAATATTTTCCGTTTCTTATTTTTATTTCATAACTACGATCATAATCCATGTCGAGAAGAGAATCTTTATCGAATCTCATTGCAAAATTAAACCATAGGTTTGTCGCGTTGCTTTCATCGACCTGTTTTGGAATTAATAAGTTAGCACCATAGGAAATTGCAAGCTCGTTGCGAAGCCAATTAACCGCTTCGATGTATTCGTGATAAGTTTCTGATGACCCAGTCTCAAACCAATCGTAACTTAACCAATCGACCCAGCTCGCTAGGAGCTTTATTTCTTCTGGGAGAGATTTAAAATTCTTTGCTTGAATTAATTTTTCTATGCGATTCATTTAAAACCCTTTGTGCTCTTGTCTTTTCCGCTCACTAGACATTGGAACGATTCGATATAGAAATCAACGCACTTTGTAAATATTCCAGCACTAGGGCTATATGTTATTTCATACATGTTTTTATTTGCCTTGTTGTGGTATCTTGCTTTTTCTGTAAAGATAAAGTTTCTTAATTGAACGCCGTCTTTGTGCTGTGCGATAACGTAATTATAAGAACCAATATTTATAGCTGTAGCCGATCCCCGAACATTGTCGCCGTCGAGTCCAGAAGTATTTTTCAGTTTACCAGTGTGAAAAAAAAGAACTACTGGGATATTCAGATCGTCAGCCAAAAACTTAAATCTTCTTAAGATTCTGGATTGATCGTTGATAGGTAACTCTGATAAAAATGAAGTTGTGAAGTTATCAAAAATTAATATATCTAGCTTAGCCTCGACAATAAGCATTCTCATTTCGGAAAATAATTCTTCCTCTTTGGAAATCTTGCTATCAAGCTCGCCTAGCACAACTATGTTTTCTAAGTAATTCTTGATTGAAGCTTCTGAAAATTTAGAAAAAGCAAAGAAGTTATTCAAAGAGCTTAGATATTTATTTTTTCTTTCCTCGGATACATAAAGCAAAACGCCCTTTTCCTGGTAAGCCAATTCTGAAAGTATTGTTTTTGACCATGTTGATTTACCAGATCCCTTTGTCCCGATGATAGTATGTAACTCACCACGTCTAAATCCATTGTGGTCTGCAAAAACTTTTAAGTCGCTTTTAAATTCGTATTCACTCAGCGAGTTAGTTGATTTCTTTCGTTGCTCTGGGTTTTGATAACCACTCGATACTGATTCTAGCTTTTCCATTTACATGCCCACCATTTTCTTGAGGTATTCTTCAGCTTGCGCCGCAGCCTTTTCATTTGTTCCTAAGGCGCCTTCTTCTGGAAATAAGATTTCGTATTCATCATAGAACTTAACCCAATTATTATTTCTAAAAATATAATCCCAGTTAGGAACAAATGGCTCAGCACCGTTTCTTTCAAAACCTTTTGTCGCTGCTACATTAAATATTTTCTTCCAGTCCTCAGGATCGGGAAAATCTTTCATCGCTGATTTAATAGCCTTTTTTCTTGCTGCGTTAATAACTTTAACTTTTGGAAAATTATAATGTGGTGCACCTTTGTTCCAAGTATCAACAACAACTTCAAAAGGCTCACGCTCAGAATCGCTTTTAGATTCTGTTTTATTTTCATTTGCTTCTCTTCTCTTCTCTTCTATTCTATTCTCTTCTATTAATTGGGGTTTTGTTGTTTTGCGTACTCTGGTCTGTAAGCTTATGATATTAAAGGATTCTAGTCCGCTAAGAAGTCCCTTAGCTTCATCTAAGGAACACTTAAGAATACCCTTAGCAGACTCTAAGCAGATGCTAAGAGAGGGCTTATTTACCCTTAAGGATGCGTTAAGAATCCATAAGAACATCACTTTTTGACCGCTAGATAGTGCTAAGAAGTCACTATCAGACCAGAAATTGCCATGTAATTGTATATAATGTTTTCTCTTGTCAGTGTATTTTAGGTTCCATCTTTCTGGATCAGATATAGTAATTTCGCAGTGATTATTCTTCATATTAGTTCACCTTTTGTGATTATAACCGACAAAAGAACTTGAAATAATACGGGATTATTGCTAGGTTGCTAGTGTCGGAAAGTTTAATTTAAAAAGCCTAGTTATTAGACCAACTAGGCTTTTTGCTTTTATGTCACATTTTTAATATTACGTCTAATTCATTGTAAAACTTCTCTAAAATACATTCATATAAAATACCTAGCCGAGACCACAACCGATCAGAGAAAAGTCCCGACTAAGCACTTATAGGCTTAAAGAAAGCCCATTAAAATCCTATATCTTCTGCGTCAAAAGTTGTTAAGTATAAGTTAATACTTTCTTTTAATTCAAGTTCCCATGATTTCGCATCATTGTTTTTGTGGCGTTTATCAAGAGTCTCAACATAGTCAAAGAGATCATCATTATCAACGTCTTTAAGTTGCTTGCCTCTGTATTTCGCATTTTGTATTCTGTACTCTGGAGAACCTGATTCTTTCTCTTCGACAGGAATAGGGAAATCTTGATCAATTTCTTCTTTTTCAATTTGGTAATCAGATTTAAACTCAATGGCTTGTGCCATGTCGCTAATCTCTATAGCCTTATCAAGTACGTTTGCTTTTTCTGACTTACTCCATGACTTGTAAGCTCTACGAATAACACTTTTTTTTATCATTTCTGATTCATGCTTGACCCATGGTGAATGTTTCCGCATTCTTTCGTTTTTGTATGACTCAGATAGGTTTCGTATCTCCATGATCTCTTCAATTGCCATCACTGTCGTTAAGTAACTGTCGCTAGGAGTCCTCGCAACAACATATGCGCCAACTAACTTGCCTCTTTCTCCAAAGGGCGAATAGGCGTGCGTAGGCTCTTTAAAGGCTCCATTGATTTCAAACTTATCTTTATCGAATACAAGCTCAGCTTTAACTTCTTTAATTCCACCAACATCTTGAGCTAATTTAATTAGTCCAAGGTAAGATATGTCTAAACAAATTTCGTTTTTTCTAGGCACTAGATAAGCCAATCCCATGGATGAGTTAAGTGATAAGCCAATCGTAGCAACATTAATAATTGCGTTCTTTAGTGATTTTGGGCTATTCCTGGCAATGCCTAGAGCATATGAGTTTTTCTCAAGTATCTGTACGGCAAAATATGCCTCTTGCTTAAACATTACGTTATCATTTACTAGAACCTCCATGAACTCGCTTTCAAGTCCCTGAATAAATCCTACTAATTTATCATTTTCTTTTGCTACTAAATCGCTCATTTCCCCTCCGTGTTTAAAGCTTCATTCATTACAGAGTTAAACTTTGAATTATTAAGGTACGTTGTGTGGATAACTTTTACCTCATCTTGAATCATGAAATAACTGTGATCATCGCTCTCATCAAAATTTGCCATAAAAGCAATGTCATTTCTTAAGCAGTGCTCAATAGCTTCCACCATCTTCATTTTTAATTCATAGGCTTTTTCTTTTAGCATTACGCTCTCCATTTATTTAGTGATCGGTTATTATCTTCTTTTTTAGCTTTTTCGTATTCGTAATTAACTAAGACTCTTGCCTTCTCCTCAATAGCATTCATTTGATTTGTGGATAAGTTGTTTGTAAAGTTTATCTTGTTATCAGTACCAAGCTCTCCAACGAAAACATCGATGTCTTCAATGCTGCACTCTTCGTCACCTTTGGTTATGCAAATTGTATATTTAACATAAATAGTTAAAAAAACCTCGCCAGCCAATTTTTGGTAAAAAGTTAATTCTTCGCAGTTTGAAAGCATAATAGTCTCCATTGCCTACGCAGAAATACTGAATAAGCTGATTTGTTAATTTATATTATGAGAGTTGATCGGTCTCAATTGCATTGTATAGTAATCTGAATTTTAGTCAAGATAATACTTGAGTATTTGTATCCATTGCCTTACTAGGATTTATTTGTTTCTAGTTTTTTTGTGAAATAAATTATAACAGACCCAGAGTTATTACCTTTTTCTGTTTTTTTTGTCTCATTATTAAGGAATGATATTCTACCCTTAGGTATCTCGTATCTATATCTATCTATAATCATATCTTGAAAAAAAATAGTACTCATACAATTAAGGGGAAGCACCATAACGCATACAGGGCAATTATTTTTCTCGACTTCATATATTGCTTTTTCTATCCATTTTTTCTTATTCGAAAAAGGGGGGTTTAAAAAAACTCGCTCGCCAGACCAACTCTCATTCAACCCATCGACGCCGAGATCGTGTTGAGAACCTTTTAAGCATTTAATGTTTGAAGAGTCACATGCACCATCATACGAAAATCTAAAAATAGCGTCTAACTGATTAAAAAAAGAAATAGGCGTATTAAAAGTATCATTATGTTTCACATTCATTGATTTCATTTCATTCTCCATTGCCTTGCTAGGCTTTAATCTTCAAAGGTCAAAAACTCAATTGACTCTAAACTTCTTTTAGTCAGGTTTTTATTTATAGCGTGTAGCTGCATATCAAAATTATAAGGACTTTCGCAGTTCACTCTCAATGCTTTAAAAAAAGTATTAAAGAATTTTCCCATCTCTAAATCATCCGTATTGGCTAGTGATTCCGCAATTTCTTCTACGTCTATATTAAATTTTGTTTTCATTGTAGTTCTCCATAGCCTTATTGGGCTTTAGTTTGTAGATATGTTCCATGTAGAACATTGTTTATTTTTTAAATGTATTATCGTGAATGATCAGTCTTGATTGGAGTATATAGATATATGGATTTAAATCAAGTAAATACTTGAGTAGTTTGTATTAATTACAATTATGATTTACAGGTTTATTGAGAGCACTTTCTTCTATATCTTAAGCAAATATAGTGTCCCGTTTCTCTTTTCGTGTAGTAAGCTCTTGCAGCCTCAACGGTTTCAGAGTCTTCAAATATAATCAAAGCGGAGGGTATATCTCTTATTACTCCATTGCATGACATCTTACCAAGGCTTTCGCCCTCTTGTATTAAGGTTAAACATTGAGGCAGTGGAGGCTTATTAAAATAAACAGAAGCATCGGTACTAGCGCAAGAGCTAAACCCAGTCACAAAAACAAACATCATTAAGTAAATTGCAATTTTCATTTATTCCTTAATTTTATTTAAGTCATGTAGAACTATACTGAGAACTACAATCTCTTCATTAGTTTTTGCGTCTTTAAGCATCTTATTCAAAACTGCAATCTTATTTTCTTTGAGATTATAATTCTCTCTTATGTCATCAACTTTCTTGTCAACCCAAAGAGCTAAGAACTCATCAATAAGAGCTTTTATTTTGGGAACGGCGGTCGCAATTGCAACCACACCGTTAAATATTGTTAAGATTCCCATTAAGAAAAAATCTTAGTGATAAGTTTAATCGCCTCATCAGCCTGGATATCTTTAACTTCCTCGCCTAATTCTTTATAAGCTTTACCAGCTTCGACGCACTCTTGTAATGCTCTGTATAGCTCTGGAATGTGGATAGAATCTTCAAAGCCAACTTTTCCATCTTTCATAATCTTTTCGCCAACGCTTACCACACCCTTGATTCCATCAATTGCTAATTCTAATTTGTCAGTGTCTTGCATAATTACTTCCTTGTTAGTGTTTTGTTTGTTGAATAATTAAAACAATACTTGGTTTATTGACAATATGGCAAACAAGTAATCTAATATTAAAAATAACCAACCGAAACGATTAGGAGTAGAGATGGAAAACCAAAACGGTGAAAACCAATCAAAAAAACCAACAAAAACGAAGAAAGTAAAAAAACCAGGTAGGCAATACAAGGGTCAGATCGAAGTTGATCACGACTTATTCAGGTTAGAGCCAGCAAATACTAAGAAAAATATTTCATTTCGTAAAGATCAATACATATGGGAAGAAATACCACACAAACATATGTTCCACACTGTCGACTCTGATGGGAAACCGCAATACAAAACATGTCCAACAGCTTCACATTTTCATAAGATGGTAGTTAATGATGTCGATGGGGAGTTAATCGCTGAGTGTTCTGGACCATATCAAATGAAAATAGTTAAAGGTCAAAGGGTAGAAGTTCCTTATGAGAATGATAATCATAAACATGTAGTAACTTACTTAAGATCTGAAAGAATTATGCAGAGAGTCTACAATCAAGACGCTTTAAACATGATTAATCAGATAAAAAGTCAGGACTCAGAAAAACTTAGAAACCCAGCAATCTAGGAGTAATCATGTCTACACGAGACTTCATAGCGACCACTTTTAACAGAGAGGTCGAGACTTTGTTTGAAAGCAACGAACAAATAAAAAGATTTATACTAGACCATGAGCGTAAAGAGTTATGCATCGATAATATTGCCAAAGAGATAAGAATTGCAGAACTCGGAAGCGTATTTAAGGTTAAAACTAATCACGTTGAATTTGTAGCTAAAGAATATGCTAAGACTTTTTCTAAAGCCGCTTTGCAAGCCGCAGAAGAAAAATCAGTTTCAGAGATGGAAAAGATTAGAAGAATAAAAGAAGCTCAAGATAAAGAGGATGTAGCTAACATGTTTGGAAGTTCTGACAGCTCAGTGAGTCTATAATGAGCAAGACCTCTAAAGATAAAACATCAGGTCGCCCAAAAGCTTTAACAAACAAAGACAAAGAGAAGATAGTGCGCCTAGCTAAGTTTGGTTTTACTGACGATCAAATCTCGGAAGTGTTCGGAATTACTAAGCAAACTCTTAATAATTATAAGAAGTATGACCCAGTATTTTTTGACTCCTTAAAGGCATCTAAGCTTTTAGCTGATGTTGATGTAATTGACTCGCTATATAAAAGAGCTTTAGGAATGAAGGTCAAAGAAGAGAAAGCAATGAGTGTTAGTGATGGTCATATGGGTGCCCACATTGAAAAGGTTGAGGTCTGGAAAGAATTACCTCCAGACCCAACATCAATGATTTTTTGGTTAAAGAATAGGCAGCCCGATAAATTTAGAGAGAAAGTAGAGCATTTTTCTGAGCAAGAGATTAGCGTTACTGTTACCAAGCATAAAGATGATTAATTTACTGCATGGCGATTGCTTAACGCTGATGAAAGATATACCAGACAATTCTATTGATATGGTCTTAACTGATCCTCCTTATGGTACTACAGCCTGCAAATGGGATACTGTGATTGACTTTGAATTAATGTGGAAAGAATTAAAAAGAATTACTAAAGATAATGGAGCTATTTGTTTGTTTGGAAGTGAGCCGTTTAGCAGTTATTTAAGGTTAAGTAATTTAAAAATGTTTAAATATGATTGGATTTGGAACAAAAGTAGAGCCTCTAATTTCATGAGCAGCAAGAAGGCACCTCTAAAGGAGCATGAAATAGTAAGTGTTTTTGGGGGCAGTTCTTATTTTCCGATAATGACTCCTATGACAGAAAGGCAATTGATAAAGCAGGGTACCGGCAAAAGAAGTAGATCCGAAATTGTTACTAAGCAATACGGAAAATTAAAAGAGCTTTCAGGTAAGAGAACTTCAAACTATCCAAGGTCAATAATAAAAAATATAAAGTCTGTTTCTACTAGATATAAGACTGAGTACTGCGGTCATCCAACACAAAAACCAGTAGCCCTATTAGAATACCTAATCAAAACTTACACACTAGAAAACGAAACTGTTTTAGACTTTACAATGGGATCGGGATCTACAGGTGTTGCGTGTAAAAACCTAAGTAGAAAGTTCGTTGGTATAGAGATGGATGATAAATATTTTCAAGTAGCAACGAAAAGAATAAGTGAACATAGACATTGACGCATGGGACATGCTTCCAACGCAAAAACTTCTTTACGAGGATAACTATACCGACATTATAATGCAGTCGTCCGGTTTGGGCAGCGGAAAATCGCACGGTGCAGTACGAAAGGCTATACAGCTTTCAGCTCTAAATGTTGGTTACTCTGGAGGTTTTCTTTGCCCTTCATTCTCAGACTTTAAAAGAGATATTAAGCCATTGTTTGAAGAGATCCTCGAAGATCACATGGGATTGAAACAGGGTAAACATTGGTGGTTTCATGGCTCAGATCATACCTATAAATTTATATGGAATAAAAAACCTTTGTTTATATTTACAGGGGAAAAGCCTATTGCTGGACCTAACCTCGCCTATTGCTTAATTAATGAGATGTCGCTTATTCAGTACGAAAGAATAAATGAGATGCTAAGAAGAGTCCGAGTCAAGAATGCACCATGCAAACAGAAAATAATGGTCGGTACTCCAGAGGACGTTTATGGATGGCTTGAAGATTTTGTTGAGAAGCAAGAGAAAATTAACGAGACTAAACCTAATACATTCAAACTACTAAATTCTGACACTGATGAGAATATTTATCTAGATGAGAATTATGGTGCCTATCTCGAGGGTATGCTCGATCCAATGCAACTCAAAATATTTAAAGCTGGAAAGATCGGTAATATTGGAACGAATAAATTTTACTATGCTTTCGATCTTATTAAGAATAGATCAGAGAAAGAGCTCGACACTAACATGCCTATCTATTGCAATGTAGATTTCAATGTTGGGAACATGCACTGTACTATTGCTCAGATATATTATGAGGGTTCAAATAAATACACTCACTTTGTTGATGAAATAGTCCTTAAATATAATGGTGCTGATACTTATGCGTTGAGGGATGCGATAGAACAAAAGTTTTATGCTCACCTTGGTAATATTGTTGTCACCGTTGATGCATCGGGTAAGAATAGGAAAACTACAGGTAAGTCAGATGTTAAAGTTCTAGAAGAAACATTTGGAACGGTCAGGTATAGATCATCAGGAAACGAAAGACTCAAGAAAAGACAGGTCTTAGTTAATGGATTATTTAACCATGGTTACTTGTTTATCAATAAAGACAAATGCCCTGTACTATGGAAGGATATGAAGAAAGTAGTACAAAAGAAAGATTTTACCAAAGACGGGACTAATGTTGATTTAACTCATGCGTCCGATACCCTAGACTATTTGATAACTCACGAATACAATTTACAAGGTAAAGATAACTTTAACTCATACAAGGCAATGTAAATGCAAATCTATAATGAAGACAAACTACTCGACCAAGACTTTAGAGCGATGCTTATTGAAGAGATTGAAGGTGAAGAAAACGTATCTAGAAAGAAAGAGTCATTTAAGAGGTATGAGATCTATAGAGATAGAATCAAGAAATACATACTAGAAAACCTTTCTCTTGAGATGGATGATGAGACTGTTAACGAGATGCAGTCGAGAATTGCCACTGTTAATATGTTTAAAAAGATGGTCCAGAAGAAAGCTCGAGTTTACAAGAACGCTCCTATTAGAACACCTCTAGTCGAAAAGGAAGGTGACTTTATCTCAAGCCTAGTCGACCTTTTAAATCTCAACTCCACAATGAAAAAGGTTGATAGATATAAGGAAGCCTTTAGAAATGTTGCAGTGTACAATAAGCCTTACAAGAATCATGCTGTTGATGGTAAATGGTCACATATGCTTGAGGTATTAGCGCCTCATCAGTTTGACGTTGTAGAGGATCAGGATAATAGGTCTATGGTTAGGGCTGTAATCTTGAGCCACTATGCAAACAAGTCTTTTAACGAGAACTATTCCAGTCCACAAAACAGAAATAAATCAGGTCTTAAGGGAAATTTTAGAGATGGTGATGGTAAGAAGCAAGTAATTGCAGACTCTCCAGGGGATGAGAATAAAGAGTATGTTTTTTGGTCTAAGAACTATCACTTTACTTGTAACTCTAAGGGCGAATACATAAACAAAGATGACAATGAAGATCAAGATAGAAGCAATCCTGTTAATGAGCTCCCCTTTACATTCTTCTCTAAGGATCAAGACAACTCGTTTTGGTCTACAGGTGGAGAGGACATTGTCGACGGCTCAATACTTATCAACACTTTATTAACAGATCTATACTTCATTGCTAAAGTACAGGGCATGGGGCTGTTTTATATGTTCGGCTCTAATGTTCCAAAGACATTTAAGATCGGTCCGAACAAAGCTATTACAATGAAAGTTGAGGAAGGTGAAGCAACTCCTAGTATCGGTTTTGCTAGTTCTAATCCTCCAATTGGTGATCATATGACAATGATTGAGCAGTATGTTGCTTTCTTATTATCTACAAACGACCTAGGCGTTAACTCTATCCAAGGTAAATTAGATGGAAGTAGCGCATCATCAGGAATACAGGAAATAATTCAAAACTCTGAGCCTATGACTGCAATTGAAGATGAGCAAGAACAGTATATGGATAAAGAAAGTAATATTTTAAAGATTGCAAACAGGTGGCAACAAAACTTAGTTGATACAAAAACAGGTTTGTCTATTGGGTTTAATGATATTGGTAGCGTTGATGAGGTTCTTTATATGCTCGAGTTTGATAAGCCGCAACACTTCTCTAGTGAAGTTGAGAGGCTTGCAGCGATGAAGTCGCGAATGGAGCTAGGAACTATAAATAAAATTGATGCAATGATTGAAGAGAATCCGAAGCTAAGCCGTGAAGATGCGCTTGAGAGTTTACTTGCTAAGCACGAAGAAAACATGAAACTTGCAATAACTAATGCAGCGAGTTTTATTGATGAAGCAACAGATGATAAGGAAGAGATAGAAGATGGCGAAAGCGGTAATCAAGAAGATTAAGCTAGATCTTAGTAAGGTATCTAAGTCTGATAAGAAGCTTGTTAAAGCTGAGGTTGCCCAATATATTGTGGATAACATTGTTGATAGAGTTGGTAGGCAAAATAGTCCAGTTAGTAAGGGGCAATTTAAAAAGAATCTGTCTCCAGAATACAAGAAGCTAAAGATTGCAGCAAAGGGCAGTGGAGCCGCTGACTTAAACTTAACGGGCAGTATGTTAGAAAATGTAGAGGCTAGGTTTAAGGGTAGTGAGATGTCAGTGGGGCTTCATCAGGACGCAGGCTCAGAGAACATGCTTAAGGCTGAGAATCACAATAAGACAACTCAGAGATCATTAAAGTCAAAGGTTCCAGCAAGGCAGTTCATACCAAAAAAGAATGAGAAATTTAAGCGTGAAATAATGAAAGATATAAAGGATATAATAGATTCTTATGCTCAAGATGAGGGTGATTAATATGAAAGAGTATTATTGTCAGTTATATAAGCGTAAATATTATATCTTTAGAGGGGTTAGTTGTAGTCATTTTTCTTATTTCATGAAAGATAGATTTGAATTAGAGGTTAATGTTTATTCAAATGATGGTTATTGTGCCGAGATATGTGATGTTGATGGTTGCTGCTTCACTGTTATCTGGGTTAGGTATAAAAAAATGATTCCTGAGCTAGTTCATGAGTTAACCCACGCAACGATGAACCTATTTGATTTTGCTGGCATTAAGTACAGTAGCGATAATTCTGAGCAGTTTACATATTACCTAGAGAATCTATTAAGGATATCACTTGCCAGTGAAGATTAGCGGTCGGACTAGACTGAGTAAGAAATTAAGAGCAGCGTTACCCGACGCTAGAAGTAACTCAGCTAAAGAGATTAAAAGAAACATAGTTAAAATAATAGTTGATAAAATTAAATCGGGAAATTCTCCTGTTAGTGGTCAAAACAAATATAAAGGATATTCGAAGTCATATAAAAAATCTAGCGGTAAGTCTAATCCTGTGGATCTCACCGCTACTGGAAAGATGTTGAGAGACATGAGAGCCACGCAGAAAAACACTGGTTCGGTCGTCATAGACTTTAGAAGTAATGATCAAAACCTTATCGCTAGCTACCACAATAACCCTAGCTCAAATAGTAATATGCCTAAAAGAAAGATACTTCCAAGAAGAAATGAGAAATTCAAGCAAGACGTTATGGATAAAATAATAGCTATTGTCAGAGCAGCTGTGAAGAAAGCATTTAAATAATTGCCAATTCATTAAATAAGACAATACAATTAAGTAAAAATAGATACACGAGTCGTACTTAGGTATCGCAAACATTAAAACATCGAGTCGTACTTGATGAGGGTCGTACCCAGAGGAATAAATATGTCAGAAGAATTAGAGACTGAAGAGATCGTTGAACCAGAAGCTATTAGTGCCGAGGCTTACGAGAAAACCAAGAACGACATGCACGCTTTTAAGCGCAAGTTCATGGATACTCAAAAGCAATTAGAGGATTTTCAAGGAAAATTTAAAGAACTTGAAGAGAAAAACCTTGAAGGTAATAATAACTATAAAGAACTCTGGGAGAAAGAGCGTACTTCTAAAGCTGATATTGAAGGGAAGCTTAAATCGCTTACTGGGAATATCTTAGAAGACAAGAAAATGTCTAAACTAAAAGAGGAAGCACTTAAAAACGGTATTGATGAGGACTTTCTAGACATGTTAGATGCTTTTGACACTTCGGACATACTGGTTGAAACTACTAGTAGTGGTCAATTTGTTGTTAATGGTGCTGATACATGGGTTGAGGCTTTAAAAAGCACTAAGCCAAAAATGTTTAAGCAGAAGGTAGATCCTACTATTAATAATAAAACTGGTAACTACGACGGTAAGGACAAAACGTATTCGTCTAAAGAGGTCTTAGCATTGCAGAAAACTGACCCTGATAAGTATCAGGAAATAATTACTAAAAAAAGACACTTAATCAAAAACTAACGAGGTAAAAAATGTCTGATCAATTAATTACAAGTGGCGTAGAGTCAGCAGCAATCGTACCAGAATTATGGTCCGGTCGTTTTTATGAAGTTCTACTTGCTGAGCTTCCATTTAACGGTTCAATTTCAAGAGACTATGAGAATGAAATCTCAGATCTTGGTGATATCGTAAACATTTCAACTATCCCAGAATTTTCTGGAGCAACTGAATTATCAGAAGGTCAAAGAAATGACGCTGACGCTGTTACAATTACTAAGCAGCAATTAGTTGTTAACAAGAGACTTGTAAAAGACTTTATTGTAACTAAGAGAGCTCAACTTCAATCATTGCCAATGATGGATAAGCTTAGAGAGCACGCTGTTTATGCAATCATGAAGAAAATGCAGTCAATCATTATCGAGACTATTATCCCTAGCGCAACTGGTCCAGACCATCAAATCGCTTTTGATAGTGGAACGACTATGGCTCTTGCAGACATTCTTGAAGCTAAAGAGCTTCTTGATAATCAAGATGTACCAGCTCAAGATAGAAAGCTAATCTCAGGTGTAGCTCAGTATAATGACCTTTTCAATATTACTGGATTCACATCAAGAGACTTTATTCCAGCTGGATCACCACTAACTTCTGGGGCTATTAGTACTCCGGTTCTTGGTTTTGATGTTGCTTTAACTTCTGAGCTTGGAAATGTTGGATATGCTTTTCACCCATCATTCATGACTATGGCGATTCAAGATAACTTAAACATTAGTGTTTATGATCTTGGTGTAGATGGTGTAAGAGGTAACAGAGTAAATGTTGACCTTTTATTTGGTGTTAAACAATTAGACAACAAAAGAGTTGTTAAAATAAGCTAATTTAGGAGGCTTTTATGTCAAGAATTGGAAATAAAGTACATATGCAAAAATATGTTTATGATTTTGCAGAAGATGGTGGAGTTGAGGGGGTTATAGCTCTTTCATCTAAATCAAACTCATCGTCTTTGCCTGATAATGCTCTTGTAAAAGAAGTTCATTATTTCGTAGAGGCAGCGGTTGAGGGTAGCACAAGCACAATGTCTTGGGGTAACACTACTGACGCTGATGGTTATTCTGGAGCTGCGATTGCAGAAGCTAGCTTAGCTATCGACGCTGTAGGTAACGGTGCTGCAGGCGCTGCTGCTTTACTTTGGGATGATACTAATGATCACAGCATTCCATTCCTTGCTAACTCTGTAAACGATAGAGATTTCAACATCACTATCGCTTCAGGAGATTTAACAGCAGGAAAAGTAATTTTCTATGTAGAGTTTTTTCTACCATAATTAATTAGGGGGCTTCGGCTCCCTTTTCTTTAAAGGATTTATGAGAAATAAGTTCACCTTTATTACTTACATATGCAGTAAAGATCTAGACAAGCTGACTCGCTTTGTTTGGGAATTGCCGTATAGAATAGAAGTTAAGGGCACAGAGTTAAAAGATGATAAGTGGTACATCATTTTTAACCATTCAGACGAGAAGATGCCACGCACAACAAAACTAAAAAACATAGACCTGGATAAAATATAATGGCTGTTGATGATAACTGGGGCGAGGCTATACGCAAGAGTGCTAAGCAAAAGACTCCAGGTGATAAGTCTGAGTATCTTTTAGAAACTTCTAGCACCCTTAAGGGTCTTGATTCTGATGGTGAGTATGCTGAAGTGAAGTCTTTAAAAGAAGGTGCTCTTTCGGTTTCTTCTTTCAGTCTTGAAGTTGCAAAAAATCAAATTCAAAACCATATCACTGATTCAAAATTTGGCAGAAATAGACAAATAAATACCACCACGGTTCCGGAGACAATTTGGTCTGGCTCCGGGGTTTATAATGGTTACCCGGTCTCGGCTGGTGCTACAGAGATAAGATCTTCCAGTATATCGGATGGTCCAGTTTCAAGTGATGCGTTTTCTTATGCGCCTGATAGTGTTGATGAGATGAGAATGTGGTTAAGAGCAGGTGACAATCAAACTGTAGATGGTAGTGGTTTTGTAACTACGTGGGGTGACAAGTCTGGCAACGGTTATGATGTGACAAGTGCGAGTGGCGGTGTAGCGTATAGCTCATCAGATACCACTCTAAACAATCAACCAGTACTAGATATGAGTTCGGATACAACTAGGTTTGCGATACCTCAAGCTTTTGGTGCTAGTTATAGTGGTAAGGTTGGTGCGACGGCTTTTTTGTTAGTGAAAAGAATGAGTTTTAATACTCTCGATCCGATGTTTGATATTGGTCTTTCAAATGGTGATTCAAAGTTTTACTCCGCAATAAGGTCAGATGGAAAGTTTGATGCTGGTGGTACACCTAATACAACAGATCCGTACGACGGTATCAATGCAGTTGGTGGCAATATAACAACTTCCGATTGGTTTCTACACGAGTTCAATATGGACTTAGTTAACGATACTATTAAATGTTATGTAGATAATGCTTTAGAAGTAACAGAAAGTGTTTCTTATCCCACTACATCATCTTTTCAAGAGAGCTCTTCGGCGGATTCAAATTTATTTGCACTTATACAGGGGGCAGAAAAAGGTGATTACAAGGTGGCTGAAGTTGTTTTTTATTCAAAAACACTAAGCCCATCAGAGAGAGACTCTCTTGTTTTTTATTTTAATGATAGATACGATTTGGCAATGCCATACATTACTGGCGATCCAACTGTTAGTGGTAATGGTGCAAGGTCGGTTAGGGTTTCTGGTCTAGATCTAAATCTTGAGCCTATAGGTGAAGACGTTTTACTGTCTGGCGAAAGCTGGGTTGATTTAACTAGGAGCTACAAGAGACTCTCCAGGGCACATATTTTAAGCGCTGGTTCTAGCCTTACAAATATAGGTGATATCACGGTTAGGCGTAAGGATGAGATAAGTAATATCTTTGCTGTCATTCCAAGCCTGAGCGGTGAAGCGTCAGTTTCTTCTGATACCGTCCCTAAGGGTAAAAGTAGAATTATAAAAAGAGTAAATTGCTCAATGTCTACGCCTAGCGGTGTCGCTGGGTCGGCATCAGTCTCGCTAAGAGTTAAAGATTCGGCATTGAATGGGGCGTGGCGTTCAATTAGAGATTTCACTATTTCAACTAGTCAAGACTATGATTCTTTTTTTGTAGGTGGCATCGTTGTTGATGAAAAATTTGATATTGAATTTGTCGCTTACTATGTAGATGTTCAAGGCACGCAAATTAATGCAGAGATAGAATTTTTTGATATAACTAAATAGAGGTTCATGTGATTAAAATAAACGAAAAACTAAGTATTCTATATAGTAACAATACTGTTTTCTCTGACCTATCTAGCCCTATGGCTGGTTTTGACAGAGGCACCGCGACAGTTACATTCGTTGCAGCAGATGATAAGTTATATGTAGGTTTTTATAAGCCTATAAGTCTTTTTTATATAGACATGAACACGGCTAACACAAATAACGCAACAACTTCTGTTAAATATTACAATGGAAGTTCCTATGTATCTGTTGAGGGTTTTCATGATGACAGTGACGGTCTTGTTAGATCAGGGTTCATTAGGTGGGATAGAAATCAAACCGACGAAGCCAAGTCGACAGTAAATTCTATAGAGAAGTTTTGGTATGAGATAACGCTAAGTGCCGATACTACAGAGATGGTTATCAACGGAATTAATATAGTTTTTAGTGATGATCAAGATCTTAAGAGAGAGTTTTTTGATATTGAGAAATATAAATCACCAAGTGAAGCGTCTTTTATTCTTTCTCACGCTGCTGCGAGAGATGAGATTATACAAGAGTTAAGAGCTGATGGAAGATACAAAGAAGATTTTGCAACTGGTAAACTTAAAGATATTACTTCTTTTGATCTACTGGAAATATCTCAAGTTAAGCTAGCATCGACATATTTAACTATGTCCAAGATTATGTTTCAAGCATCTGATGAGTCCGACGATGTTTACATTCAAAAGAGTGACCGCTATCGTAGTTTATATAATAAAGCCATGAAGACATTCTACTTAAGTGTTGATGTTGATGATGATGGTAAGGTTGACCAATTTGAGGAATTAGCCTCAAATACAGCGAGTTTAATTAGACGATGAGTGTAAGTTCAATATTAACATCATTAGAGGCTCAGGTCGCAGCAACACTAGGTTCCGATTATAAAGAGCTTGAGTATATATACGATCTAGAGGCTAATAACTCTAAGAGTATAGACAAGCGATACGGAGTTGGTGTTGATGCTGGAGACACCGTGTCGGGTACTAATAAAGCTATTACATTCGACTTTAACTTCTTTGTTATATTAACTCGTAGCTATGTTAATAAGTCTAGCGATGAATCTGAAAGGGTTGTAATCAGCGATTTACATGATCAATTAGAGGCTATAGATGTAAATGTATTTCAAAAGAAATTAAATAATGTAAATGTTTTGCTAGTGAGTAGCATATCTCACGACGCTCCAGAGAAAATAGAAAAGGGCGGTGTTGCCTTAAGGGTAAATTTCGTCGTAAAATTTAGAAAACAAACAACTAACTAGAGAGGGTTATAATGGCAATTGGAATAGTAACTAACGAATCAACCGTGGCGCTAATGCCCGAGTCAACTGAAGGCACATATGTAGCTCCGGCTTCTGGAACTGATTATGTAGAAGTTTTAGAGGGCGCAGAATTTAATAAAACAAGAGAAGAACTTACTAGAAATACGCTAGGTGGGACCGTTGAGGCTGAAGCTTCTAGAGTTGGTATTGCCGAGGCGAGTGGAACTGTCGGGGTTGAGCTTAAAGCTAGCGCTACAGAGGGTGATGCTCCCCAGAGTTTGGATGTCTTACTTAGATCTTTACTTGGTGGTAAGAGACAAATACTCTCAGGTCAAACAAGTGACGCTGCGACTCATACCGATACGATTATTTATTTTGCAGACACATCAGTTTTTAGTATCGGGGATATAATTCTCGTTAAAGAGGCAGGGGCTTTTGAGTGCAGACCAATTGTAGCAATTACTGCTGACGAATCAATAACATTAGCTTTCGCTCTTGAGAATGGTGCTCCAGCAAGTGAAGTTGTTGTTGCTCAGGTTACAACTTACTACTCTGATACTGCGAACGCTATAGCATTTAGTGCCGAGCACAACTTAGGTAACAATGCAATTAAGCAAAAAGTAAGAGGGTTAAGAGCTGCAAGTGGATCAATTAATAATTTTACAGTAGGTCAATTACCGCAAATGGAATTCGGACTACAAGGTTTAGATATTGCCAGAGTTGACGAAAATGCTTCTTTCGCTCCAGTCTTTACAGCCGATGCATTGCCACCGGTTACCTTGTCGGCTTGTGTTTACTTATCAGGTGCAAAACTAGCATATACGGAAGCTTCTTTATCTATAGAGAACACAATCAACTATATTCAAGACGCATGTGATGCTGATGGAAGGATTGGTTCTAGAATAACGGATCAAGCTACATCGTTCACTTTCAATCCATACATGCAAGACGATTCAACGGCTGCTACATGGGATAAGTTTAATACGAATACTAATGTAAGCGTTTTCACTTATGCTTATAATCCATCAAGTACAGCTGGTGAGTTTAGCGAGATCGTTGCTTTTTGGTTACCACAGGGTAAAATCACAGCATCTCCAGTAGCAGACACTGACGGAATTGTTGCCGAATCGATTGAGATTAAAGCTCATAAGAACCTGGGAAATGACTCGGTGTATATTTCTTTCTTATAGAAATTAACAAATTTAATACTAAGTAGCCTTGGACTTGTCTAAGGCTTTTTTTATGTATACTATTTTGGTTAACCGTGGAGGATTAAATGAGTAATAAGATCTTGAGATTATCAGATAGAATTAAGCTTGATATTGGTGGCGTTATATTTACGCTAGCCCCATTAAATAGATTTCACAAATTAAGCCTATCCAACTGTACTACAATAAAAAACGGAGAAGAGCATTATGACCTATCAAGTGCTCAGGCTCTATATATTAAACATGCTGTAAAAAACGTTGAAGGTTTGACGGGATATAATGACGTGCCTTATGAACTAGAATTTGACGGCGATCAGTTAACAGAAGATTGTGTGAGCGAGATACTAAGTCTAGACCAAAGAACTAAGCTTACGACTTCTGCTTGGCAGTTACTAAACGGGATAAAAGAACTTACCGATTTGGAGACAGGAGAAAAGATGGAAGGTGTAACTCTTGAGGTTGTTCCAGGGGGAAAGTAAAGGTCACCGGAGGTTCTAGTTGCCCAGTCGTAAAATATTTATTTGAGTTTATAAAGTCTATTTCAACACTTACAAGTAAAGATTATGCTGAAATAACAAGCACTTTTATGACTTTGACTGAGCCTAAATATAGGTGTGGTGACTGTAAGCGCAAGTATAGATCTGATGGTGATAAATGGACTAAGCATAGAATGCACATGGCTTGCAACTACTTTGCTGATAAGCCACGGCACGAATATAGACCTGATGGTTGCAATATCGGAAATCCTAAAATACTTTATACTAAATGTGTCGGGAATTATTACAATGGTTTTTGGGCTGACATAATTAATTATTATCCACAATACGAAAAAGGCTTGCTACCATTTGAAGGTTCACTAATGAATCAACCGGCTAAGTTTGTCGAAGTCATGTCGTTAGTGCATAATTTAGTAAGCGAAAAAGAAACCGAAAAAGCAAAACAGGCTAAAAATAATGGCACAAGAAAAAGTAACCGTTGAAATTAGTATTGAGGAAAGAGAAGCATTAAGAGCTTTATCTAAACTCAATAGGGGTGTAGACGATTTTGCGGACAAAACAACAAAAAAGGTAACTAAGGTTGACCGTGCTTTTATTTCTTTCGCTGGTAATCTCGCTGCTAATGCGGCTGGTAAGGCTATAGGATTTTTAAGTAACAAATTAAGTGAAGGTTTTGATTCTGCTATCTCTTTCCAAAAGGGATTAACAGAAATAAACACAATACTACCAAAAAATACAAAACTAACACAAATACAAATAAAGCAATTAGAAGAACTTGGTAAAAGTTACGGGACCGATGCGACTCAGCAAGCCAAAGCTTATTATCAAGTTATATCGGCTGGCGTAACTGATGCTACAGAAGCAAATAATCTTTTAAACGATGCCAATAAGCTCGCGGTCGGTGGTCTAAGTGACACTACATCGGCAATTAATATTCTTACATCGGCGACAAATTCATACGGTATTGAAAATCTTAATTCTACTCAAGCGAGTGACTCTTTATTCACAGCCGTAAGATTAGGTAAAACAACTGTTGATGAGCTTGCTAGTAGTCTTGGTAAGGCAATCCCAGCGGCAAAGGCTGCAGGGGTAACTTTCGATGGTTTGAACGCAGCAGTAGCAACACTAACAACTCGAGGATTCGATACGGCTGTTGCTGTAACTCGAGTCAATGCATTATTTACAGGTCTTGCACGTAACGGTAAAATACTAGGCGCTGGATTTGATTTAACTGCTGTTAAGACTGAAGGTTTGGCTGTCGTATTAGCTAGACTAGAAAAAAGAACAGGAGGTGGATCAGGGGCTTTGTTAAAGCTATTAGGCTCAACTGAAGCTGTCCAGGCGGCTCAGACATTAGGTGCTAATGGTGCCAGAGACTACGCTTCAGCATTAGAGCAATTTTCTAGTAAGGCTGGATCAGCAAACTCAGCATTTGAAGAGTTTAAAGAAAGCTCAGTAGACTTTAAATTCAAAGTATTAAACGCAAACCTAGACGCAGTATCTAGAAACTTTATCGAAAGATTTATACCAGCTTTGGCTGAAGCATCTGATGCTGTTGTGGCATTCTTAACCGACACCGCTGCAGACTCTAAGTTTGCAGAACAAGGTTTGGATGGTCTTAGAAAGGAATTAAGTGCTTTAAGGTTAGAGGCTAGTTCTATTGAGGAAAACGCTTTTAATTTGCCAGACTTCTTACTCGGTAACCTTGATGAGGCTAAGGCTGGTGTTAAGTTATATGAAGCAAAGATCGCTGAAGTTACCAGTCTTGAAAAAAACTTAGTTGAGTCTAGGGTTGCAAACGCAAACGCCCTAGATGCTATAAATGACGCTGTATTTGGAAGGTCAGAATTTGTTACTCAAGGAGCTGCGCCCGCGCCCGCTCAGGCTGAATTTGATGTTGATGCAAGCCCAAGAGTCGTGGCTGAAGTAAAAACTAATGAAAAAGTGCTAGCTTCTCGAGCACAGTTTGAAGCGCAACTTGCATTACTAGAAGAAAATAAGAAGATAAAAGAACAAGAGACTTTATTGCTTGATGATGAACTTGGTGGTGAGCAACGAGAAGCTGTGCTCCTAAAGCTACAAGAGTTTAACGATAATAAAGCAAATATAGAACTTAACGCAGCGTTGGCAAAAAACAAAGCGATAACAGATGTAGAAAACCAAGGTTTAGCAAACTCAATTGCAAGGTCTAATAAAGAGATAGCAGTAGAGAAAAATAAAGTTAAAACAAAGGCTGAACTTGATGCTCAAAACCTTAGAGATAGAGCTGCTTTCTTTGGTGCGGCTAGGTCTCTTGCGAATAGCGAGAATGACGCATTAGCTGCAATTGGAAAGGCTGCTGGGTTATTACAAATTGCACAAGCAACGCCTCCAGCGATCGCATCTTCATTTAAGTTTGGTACTGCTACAGGTGGTCCAGTCTTAGGTGCTATTTTTGCCGGTATTGCTGGGGCTGCTCAGGCTGCTCAATTAGCTCAAATGCAGAAGTTTGCTACCGGTGGTGTAGTTGGTGGTTTCAATGGTGCAACTAACGGCGGTGATAATACAACTGCAAGCGTAAGAACTGGAGAGATGATACTAAATTCTAATCAGCAAAAAACTCTTTTCGATATAGCAGACAATAAATCTAGTGGGAATGGTATGCCACAGGTAATAGAAGTTACTAGTATAGTTCAAATAGATGAGAGAGAAGTTGCTCGATCTGTAAGAAACCAAAAATTGGAAGGATTTCAATGAGCTTAAAATTCTTATCAAATAATTTAATAGATAGCGCAGTTATTACGCCTTCTACGGTCAACGCTCAATATCCTATCTCAAATATAAACGTGGATCATAGGACAAAGACCTATAGATCTACGAGTAATAGCGACAATATCGTAATAGATTTTGGAACTGCTGAGTCTGTTGATCACTTTGCAATTGTAGATAACTGGCAAAATGGTTTCGGTGTAACTTCGGTAACCATAGAAGCGAACGGTACGGACTCATGGGGTTCTCCAGCGTTTACAACCACCGCATCATTAGATACTAAGTTCGGAGTAAGTATTAAAAAGTTTTCATCTTCTCAGTCTTATAGGTTCTGGAGGATTGTTTTAACTTCCACACTTGGTTATTGTGAAATATCTAAAATGTTTTTAGGTGCTGCGACAGAGATACCTACTAATGGCGTTAGTTATAATTGGTCTTATAAGAATAGAGATTTATCTAAGCAGTCTGTTAATCGTTTTGGTCAAAAGTTTATAGATGATATTGGGACGCAAAAAGAAATAACTGGCTTATCCTTTCAAATTATGGACAAAGATGAGATGGATAAAATATTTTCTGTATTCGATGTTAATAGGACGGTTAAACCTTTCTTTATTTACTTTGATCTTGAGACAGCTTCACTATCCAATAATGATGATAGATACAACGGACTTTATTATTTCTCAACAGAGCCTAGCTTTGTAAATATAAGTAGTGGTTACTATAATACTTCACTAGATATTATCGAGGCTAAATGACGACACTTGTTTGCGATGAGCTTATTACTACATTATCTCAGACTATAAATCTAAGCTATGATCGTATCTATCATTTTGCTGGTTTAAAAATTAAGCTTCTCATGTTTAACGCACCAAGTGGAACTTTTACACTGTCAATAAAGAAGTCTGGGGATACCTTGGCAAGTGCCGACTTTACTAGCGCAG